AAAATAAGTTTAAATATGTTTCGTTGTATTTACATTTTATTTTATATTTTAATTTTCCATTTTCAACAGCACAATTATAACAATAAGGACCAGTTTTTACTAACTGTCTAAAATTTTTATTAAATGTTTTGTCGCAATTATCGATAATTGTTTTACATATACCTTTAACATAAAATTCACGATTTATTTTCACATTTGTATAATTTTCAATTAATTCAATATTGTTATCACAGCAGTATTTTATCAATGATTCATTATTATATATCATTTTATAAATATATAATAATTTATTAATAAAAATATATTTCAATTTTATATTTATTAATAAAAATATATTCCAATTTTATATTTATTATAAAAAACAACTTAAAGACTATTTAACATATTATAGTTAGAAACCTCCAGGCCAACGAACAATCGAAGCTCCAATACCAAATCCGGCACCTGATCTAGCACTAACTCCCATTGAAGGAATATATGTATCCAATATAGCAAATGTAGCAGCAGCGGTTAACGCAAGTAAAGCAATTTCTTCAAGATTTAAAGAACGTTTTGGAATAGCAAAAGCAGCAATTGCTACCATTAAACCTTCAATTAAATACTTAATAATTCGCTTAATCAATTCGGTAACATCAAACATACCCATCATTATATAAAATAAAAAGAAAAAAATAATAATTTATTAAATAATAACTTAAAACGAATTTCTTTAATATAATTATCAATGGGTAAAACTAAATCTTCTAAAAAGACCTCTAAAATGGATTTTGAAAAAAAAAACAATCCTGATGGAACTCCTAATCCTAAATATGTTGATGTATTAGACATTGATAAACCTATATCAGGGCAAGCATACGGTTGTTTCTCATTTATATCGCCTGAAAAAATATTGAAACAAAAAGAAATGTTTTATTTTGAAGAATTCCTAAAGCAATGGGAAATGAATAAATCTATGGAAAAGTTCCACCAATTTCTAAATTTTGTTTCATTCAAATACAAATTACAGTTTGAAGAAGTTATAAAAGATTTTGAACAATTTGTTAAGGAAGAGCGAGAACTTATTGTTAGTTCATCTGTTGAAGATGATTATAAAACTTTTTTAGATAGAGAAGAAGAAAATCTGGAAAAGAGATTTAATACTAAACATAATTTTCAAACATCGGTTCGAGCAGTTAAATGTAAAGGAGTATGGCCATCATATGAAGAAGCTGAATTAAGAGGTAAATTAGCAAGAGATGCTGACCCTAATTTCGATGTGTTAGTTGGAGAAGTTGGTAAATGGCTTTATTGGGATCCTGATGCTTATAAGACTGGCAATGTTCAACATATGGAAGAAGAGCTTAATCAATTGGTTCATGAAAAACTCAAAAATCAATCTATTGCTAAAGAAGCATTTGAACAACGAGTTAAAGAAACTAAATTAAAAGCAATTGATGATAACAAAAAGAACGCAGAAAAACACGGAACATTTGTTACACAAGATGTTGATAGTGAAGGCAATTTAATTGATGCGTCAAAAGAACGTTCTGATTCTATTTCTGTTGCGGATATTAGAAATGAACTCTTTGATGGAGATAATGTTGTTGTTGGTAAAACAGATTATGGACAATCTCAACTAAAATCGGGTCCTTTTGCTAAAAAAAATTAAGTATAATATAATTTTATTAAATGTATTATATATATGGGAAAATATAGTATTTTAGCAACTGTCTCACTAATGTTCAACGTTGTATCCTTTTTTTCACTTTTAAGAAATATCTACATTACAAATGATACAAGTAGTTTTAATTGGTTTTATTTATCTGGAAATCTTATTGCACAAGTATTATTAATTATTTATGGAATAGTAAATAAATCACCAGAAATTTATGGTCCAACTGTTTTATTATTTTTTGGATTACTTTATATTGTTTACAATAAATATACATACGGATATTATGAAAATCTTATATTCAACGTTTAAAATTAAGTATTTTATGTTATTAATAATTACATAAAATATTTTTTACCATTTACTCTTTTTTACCGCAATTTTGGGTCCCTGACCTCGTTTCTTCACATTACTTGGATCATATTGTTCCTCTTCATCATCATCATTTATTTGTTTTGATAATTCCCAGAATTCTTTTGAACCCAAACGGAAATCATTATGAGCATCAGCCTTATACCAAAATACTTGGTCTTGTAATTTATTTGACTTGGCATTATTATTTATCACTAAACATTCAAAATTCTCTGTACATTGATCCATCACCTGACAAAACGATTCCAAGGTTGGAAACATACCCGCATAATTTTCATATATACGCTTTCTATTTGCTATATATGGTTCTCTTAAAATAAAGACGTAATCAATGTTAGTTCTTAGTGTTGGTGGAATACCTAAAGGATATTGCATTGTGATGAGCAACATTACCTTCCAGTGTCTACCGTTCATAAATAATAAACGCATCATTTTATCACGAGCCCAACTGTTATCATAAAGACAATCGTCTAAAATAACAAATGTGCGTGGATCAATTGTAGTGCGTTTAAATTGTTCCATTTCTTTTTTAATTTGTTTTAATACACCACGCTGACGTTTCAATATATTTTCAATAATGGCGGTATTGTACTCGTTATGTATAAACAATTTTGGAACTAATTTTCCATAAAATCCGTTTCCTTCTTCTGTTCCAGATATTACTGTTCCAATTGGAATATCTTGATGATAATATAGCAAATCTCGCACTAAAAATGATTTACCTGTATCACGACGTCCTATTAAAACACATACTGGACCTTTAGCTTCATTTGGCTTAAAACTAATACTTTTCATATCAAACCGCTTTAACTCTAAATTCATAATTAATTATACTATACATAAACAATTAATTTTATAAACGAATTAATTCTATTTTCTTAATTGATATATTAAGGATTTAAGAAAATAATAAGTTAAATATATCTTTTATTTATATTTTTATTAGCTAATGAGTATTTCCGTAAATTATCAAAAACGAAAGAATACCAACCTTTTTAACAAGTTTCAAACTAACAAAAATATCAACTTATCTCAAGTACAAAATTATATTCCTATATATACTCGATTTTTCTTATTGAATAATACAAATTGGAATTCTATAAACTTAAATCATAAATGGGCTATTTCTGATATTAAAGAATCTAAATCTAAAGATGATATGGAAAATGTATTTACATGTAAACTTAAAAATATTTCTGATGATAGTGATGATTTCACTATTACACAAAAAGTATTTATTAAAATGGCACCATTGTTAGATCCTTTTAAATTTATTGTTGGAAAATATAATCACACTGACCCACAATTATTTAATTTGCCATCTATTGATCCATCTGTTAAAGTTCATCCAAAAATAGCTGAAATAAATAATTCTTCATTTGTTGACGGATTCTTTTCATTTTTAACTAGTCAGGTTTTAAATGAACATCATTTTATTCACGGGGTTGATTATTACGGATCATTTTTAGCAATTAAAAATGAATATAAAGTTAATATAATTGATGATTTAGATTATTTAATACAATCTGATTTTTTTAATAGCCAAAAAAATATTTTATTTAAAGTAGAGGATTATTCTCATTTAATCACACCAAATGAAATTAAACCATTACAACCATTAAAAATATCAGGTAGTTTAAAATCAAATTTATCTATTAAATCATTAGATGATTCTATGTTTGAAAATATTTTTGAAGAAAGTATTTCATTAAATGATGTAAAAAATATTGGAATTGATTTGGTTGATATTACAAATTCAGATGAATTTAATATTCTTAATCAAAAAAAATCTAAAAGTTTAAAATCGGGTTCATCATGTTCTTCTAGAACATCTCATACAAATGAAAATGAAATGAATAATGAGAATGATGATAATGATAATGATAATAATAACGATAACGATAATGATACAAAAGAAGGATTCGTATCTCCTATTAATTCGGATTCTGAAGAATGGGAGGATGATGATGAAACAAGCTATAATTCAGTTGAAGAAGAAATATTAAATTTAACATTTCCGCAATTTCCTGTTCAAATTATTTGTATGGAATATTGTGAAAATACGTTTGATAATTTAATAATTAGCGGATCTATGAGTGATGACGAATGGTTTTCAGCATTAATGCAAATTATTATGACACTTATTACATATCAAAAAATGTTTTCATTTACACATAATGATTTACATACAAACAATATTATGTACATACCAACTAACAAAAAGTTTTTATATTACACATATAAGAAAAAAACTTACAAAGTCCCTACTTTTGGTAAAATATTTAAAATTATTGATTTTGGTCGAGCTATATATAAATTTAATGGCAAATTATTTTGTAGCGATAGTTTTCAACCTGGAGGTGACGCAGCTACACAATATAATACAGAACCATATTATAATGATAAGAAACCACGTTTAGAACCAAATTTTAGTTTTGATTTATGTCGTTTAGCGTGTTCTATATTTGATTATATTGTGGAAGATTTTGAATCTATTAAAAACTTAACAGATTGTAGTCCAATAGTTCAATTAATTGTTGAATGGTGTATAGATGATAATGGTATTAATGTATTATACAAAAACAATGGGATTGAAAGATATCCTGATTTTAAATTATATAAAATGATTTCTCGATGTGTACATAAACATACTCCACATTCACAATTGGAACGAAAAGAATTTAACAAATTTATTATTTCTAATAAATCTATACCTAAAAATGAACAAATTATGGATATAGATGAAATGCCAATATACGTGTAAAATAAATAAAAATATTATATTGCTATATTTTATAATAATATAATATGTCAGATTACGGATTTATTATTACAAGACACGTTAATTCAGAACAAACTAACAAATATTGGAATCAAAATGTTAAACTTATTAGAACATTTTATCCATTGAAACAAATCATTATTATTGACGATAATAGTAATCAACAATTTGTTAAAGCAGATTATTCATACAATAATATAACTGTCATAGAATCAGAATATCCTGGTAGAGGCGAGTTACTTCCATATATTTATTATTTAAAACATCAATGGTTTTCTAAAGCAATTATTATTCATGATAGTTTATTTATTCATAAAAGAATTCCATTCGAAAAATTTAGTATGCCAGTATTGCCTTTATGGCATCATCCGTATGATAAAGAAAATATAAATAATTTACTAAGAATTGCTTCACATTTAAAAAATAATTATCAGCTTATTCAAAAACTTAATGGTAGTATTGTTCTTGGATTAAATAATGATAAATTTAATTTATGTTTTGGATGTCAATCATTTATTCATCTTGATTTTTTAAAAAAAATACAAAATAAATACAATATTTTTTCATTAGTTAATGCGATACATAATAGAACAGATAGATGTTCATTTGAACGCATTATTGGATTATTATTTTGTGAAGAATATCCGCAACTAAAAAAACTTAATTCATTGTTTGGAGATATATTCAAAAATAATAAAGCATTTCAATATAATTATGAACAATATACAATAGATTTAAAGCATAATAAACTTAGACATCCATTTGTTAAAGTATGGACTGGACGTTAAAATGGCGGATTATCTGTAAATGCTAATGGTTCTAATGGTATAACAGTTTCATTTATTACTGGATTTAATTGTTCAACAATAAAATTACCTGTTACAACACTAACATAAACTAACAAAGAATCTCGAATTAGTAATTTTAATGGCTTTGGTTCCTCATCTATATATCGCATTTCCAAAAATTTAGCAATAAAAAAAATAACAGATATAATTCCTGCAACTAAAAATATATTATCCATATTACAATATATTTTTACAATTCTTATTAAATATTAACGCAACGCCAGTCTCTTTGGACTTTTAAAAAGATGGAATATTTAATGCTTCAACTAAAAACCAACTGTTTAGTTTGGCTCCACCTTTTTAAAAGGTGGAAGATTTATGCTAAAATTTCTATATCATCTAACAAAAAATCGTTATTTAATTTTACTTCTGGCGGGTTTATAACATGTACATCAAGATCATCTAAAGATACTTCCTCATTTGATATTTTTAATTTTTCATCATCCTCTTCTTCCTCTTCCATCTTTCGTTGCATATTTCTTAATGTGCTAATTTCTTCTAATCTTTCAATCGTTTTTGGCGCATTTATTTCTTCTTCCTTACCATTTTTACCAATTGCTTTATCAACATCGCTAAATTTTAGAGTTACATTATCGTCTTTATCATTTTTACTTTCTATACCTTCTAAAATAGCTACACTTTCTTTTTTCTCTGGTTTTTCAATTACTTGTTCTTTAATTTCTTCAACTACATCTTCTTCAACAGTTTCATCCATATATGCTTTCAAAATACTTTCAACTGGTATACTATCTCTTACCGCATTTAATACACATTCTTGAACTATAATTTCCAATTCTCTATTATGTTTTTGAATTTGTAATGCGGATGTATGTAATTCAAATAAATATACATTTTTATATATTTTTCTAGCTACATATACATATACCTTATGAATAAAATCATCTAATTTTGGTATATTAATATCTATTTTTTTTTGTTTTTGTCCAACACGCATTGCTGTTAGTAATTTTAACTGAATAATATGAATACACGTGACTAATTCTTCTAAATAAGAGCAACCACTTTTTTCAATAATTCGTTTTCTTTCTGTTTCAATAATATTTGCGTTCCATTTTGGGACTCTACTAATAAAATTCTGAAAAGTCATTAAATATTTATCGGTTTCTCCGTTTTCTTTACATAATTTATATGACTCATCAAATATTGATTTAAAACCTTCAATTATAAGTGGCGTTAAAATAGTTAATAAACGAGCACCCCATTCGTTTTTTGATTCGTGTAATGAACTAACATTAAAATCATCCATAATGTAAATATTTGATGTTATAATTTTAATATTTAAACTTATTTCTAAAATTGATCAAATAAATATTGTAAAAATAATATATATTTAAAAACAATTTAAAGAAACTATTCGGCTTTAAATTGAAAATAATATATATTTAAAAACAATTTAAAGAAAACCGCGACGTTACATAAAAGATATATTTTCTAAAACAAATGCGTTATCCAAAAACGTAAAATTTATTATAAATAATAATAATATCTTTTCATTCCTTATTTCTTTTCTTACCTTATTAAAAGCAATCAATAATTCATACCGTTTTTCTTCATCTAACATAAATACATCTTCCTCTAATAACTGTATTATATCTATTGCTGAATATGCCTTTTCATATAGTTTTATTATAAATTGTTCTAATTCTAATTCAGACATATTTGGTTTTATATGTTTTTGTAACTCCTTTTTTAACCAATCCAATCGCTGATGTTTTATATCCGATAATTTAAATATTTCTTCCAAATTATGCTTATATAAATTTATCTGTTTATCTTTGTATATTGGCTCTGATATATATATTTCACAAAAACGCGACAATATTGGTCTCAATAATTTATATTTATCTTCCACTATTATAAAAAAACGTGTATTATGACTAAATAATTCTATACAACGTCGTAATGCTGATTGCGCGTCCATTGTTAGTTTATCACCATTCAATAATACTATACTTTTAAATGTATCACCCCCATTTGAATTTATATGTGTCTTCGCAAAAAATTTTAACTCTTCTCTTATAAATTTTATACCTTTACCGTGAGCACAATTTACATACATCACAAAATCTTTTATCTTTTCTTTATTATTTTCATATATCATATTTATAAATTCATTCACTATTGTGCTTTTACCTGAACCACTCGGACCATTAAAAATTATATTCGGTATTTTATGATTATTATAAAAGTATTCTAACTTTTCTTTTATTTCTTTATGTATATTTAATGTCATTTTATTAGTAATATTAAAATAGTGTTTTTATATATTAATATTACGCATTTATTATTTTAAACCGCATTTGTTAAACTATGAGTATAAGGGTTATTTTTAAACGCTTGTAATAAATCGCCTGATATACGCTCACAGCCTTGACAATTGTCGTAATATTGTGGTACTTGAGCAATTTTTCCATATGTTTGAACAGATGGACCATTTGGAATAACTGACTGAGGCGCCCATAATCTATTATTGTCTCTGTCTGAATCCAACTTTGACATCGTCACATTCACATTTGAATTAAACTGTTTTGCATTTCCTTGATTCATACGACCCGCAATAGTTTTCTCCTTTGCTTCATTGTTAGTTTGTCTATAAACATAATCATATTGTTTGTTTCCGTATTTTGATGACATACCCATAAAACTATCGTGATTTACTGTATCACGTTGATTTGCAATCGGTTGCTGTTCATTTACTAAATATGCCGCATTTTCTGTCTGATTTCCAACATAACCGTGTGGTCTAAATATTGTTGTTTCTTTTACTGTTACATCAGGAACATCACCAGGTGTTAATACGTAATTTTTAGGAACTTCACCAACACCATTTCCAAAAACACGTATATTATTACTATATTCTTCTTTTCTGGATGGTTTTAATATATCCATTATTGGAGCAATTGCGGCACCAATAGCACTAGTAAATCCAGAACCAAATGTTTGGGGTTGTTGATTTAACGCTCTATTATTAGTATAATTTGTATGACTTTTATGATGATTATCTTTATCATCGTGTAATGGAGCAATTGTTGTTGCTTTAGAACAACCAACATCAAATCCTTCTAATTGATTTCGCTTTGATTGCTCGTGTTTTGTTGGAACATAACTAGCAGTTTTTAGAATAGCATTTGGCGTTCCATGTTGAAACTGAGTTGTTTCATTTCTTACTGATGGTTTTACTATATAATCTGGTATTAACTGTCCAGCTTTTTCAGCACCAGTAGTTGTTAACCAACGATCTTGTGTATTAATAAAAAATGTATCTGGACGGTATTTCTCTATTTTACCTTCAATACCAATATTCTTTATTTGACTCTGTGCTGGACCTTGTAACCCTTCTAAATTATATTCTTGTTTTGGATTTGTAGATACACGAAGCTCATCTACTGTTTTTGGCAACCATTTATCACGCGCTTCCATTCCAGCATTAAAACCATGACTGCCTTCACTACCATAACCTTTATCTAAACCTGGACCCACATGTATTGATTCAAATGGTTTCACCATATTATTCTTATTAACTGGATTTTGTCTTGATTGGTAAAAATCACTCATAGTAGGCATACCATATGTCCATTGAACATTATCTTGTGGCTTAAATAATGGAGCTTGTTCTATTTTTTTTATAACTTGAGAACCACCTCCTACATAATTATCTAAAATTGTTTCAGCATTATTGCTATTGTATAATTGACCGTGTGGTTTACCACCATTAAATGGTACCATATTATTATGTTTAAATTCAGTTGATGACATATAATCACCAGTTAATGAGTAAAATTGTTGGATTGTATTGCTAATTGGAACACCATCGCGTTCTTTTTCTTGATATCTATTTTGATTAAAATACTTATCTGTTGCTGCGTTTGGATTCGGATATTCTTGAACATTGTCAATTAATTCCTTATTATTCATTATTGGATAATTTTGAGGAGCAACATTGGTATTTGGTAAGTAATTGCTAAATATTGATTCGGGTGTTTTTTCTTGTAAATTTGTTCTAATACCCATATTATTAAATCCATCTTTCATATTTGACTTTTTTGTTAGTCCTTCTTTATTTGTTTTTTGATTTGAAATAACATACATTCCTCCTAATGCGACTAATGGGATTGCTAACTCCATATTATATAATATATATATTAATGTTTTTTAAAAAACTTTATAAACATTAATTATTTTTATTTTTTTATTTTTGTTTTACACAATTATTTTGACATGTATTTGGACCCGCTATATTATTTTGCGCTTTATATTGGGTGTTATATGTATTTGCTGGAACTGTATAGAATTGATCATTTTGTGTAAGACAATCAAATTCTCTAACAAAATTATCCTTTTCCATTATTCTTGTGCTTTTAAAATTTGAAAAAGGTATTTCTGTATTTGCCTGTGGATTATGCGGCAATATATAAGCGTGATTTTGTGGTAAATCTTTTGCTGTCCACGCTGGCATAATTACTCTACTTTGCTCTGTTGTTAAAAAATTATCACATATTGGATAATCTATCGGAGAAGCATATATAGACTGTCGTTTATATTTTTCTTGTTCTAAACAATCTTTATTTAATTGCCTATCTATTCCTAAAAGAGAACTTTGAATATCTATTGAATGTGTCCATAAATTTCCACCCCATTTTTGCGGAATAATTTGAGGATCTAAAGCAAAACACGGCTTATCGCCTGTTCCTGGAACATCTAAATACCATCTTTCTTGATCCGTTTGCTGTTGAAGTTGTATTGTTATTCTTGCTGGATCATCATGAAATCTTGTAAATGCCATAATATATATACATTTTATAAAATTATATAAATTATTATTTATTAAAATAAATCTACTTGAATAGATATATCTGAAGCATTATTACCGCTAGTGCTATATTGTAATTCTAAATGAATTAAATCGCCGGTAGTTAATCTTGTTGAACCATTGTAAAAATTACCTGAAGTACTATTACCAGAGAGGGTTATTGTAAATGGTGTAGCAGTATAATTTGTTGGATATGAACCACCTGCTGGTATATAGTAAATAGAAACCTGAACAAATAGTGGATTTGATTGTTGATCAAATCCAGCTGATGTAGCCATTGTTACTGATAATCCTGAAACCAATGTTGGTTGTTGAACTCTATAAAATGCTGGAACTGGACTAGATGTTGAATCAGGGAATGTTCCATTAGATATTGCTTGTGTTCCAGGCCAGCACCATGCTGGTTGACTATTTGTAGCAGATGATAATTGTCCTTTTAATCCATAATAAATGGTTGTTGGATAAATATATGTTGAAAACCCCTTATTTCCTGCGCTTTTTGTAACTAAATCTGTTCCTGGTCCTATTTGTATTCCTGGTGATGCTAAATATGTAGGATCTGTTATTGTTTGGGGCGTTGTTTGTTTTATATCAGATGCTGTATAACTTTGTGATGCTAATGGATATACACAACCAACTGTTGTAGAGCGAATTTGAATTGAACCTACATTTCCAGCATCATTTGTTTCAATACCTATATATGAACCTACCGAAGCGGTTGCACCAGTTGAACCAGGATTTGTTGGTTGTGCTACATATATATTTGTATCACGTGTACTAACTTGATTTGAATTTGAAACTAAAAATCCGCGTTTATTTCCGTCACCATCTGAATATACATTAATTGTTGATCCTTTTACACTATTAAATGAAAAAGATGAATTTGTTAGTCCTGGTCCAGTACCATTACACAATACACCATATATATTTGATGTTCCTGTATAACCAGCAGTTGAATTATCAACGGTTAATACAGTTGTTCTAACTTTTGATGACTGAGTTGTATTATTGCCACCAAAGTTTATGCCTGTAAGATTATAATGTCCAGTTGACCCTAGTTTTAATGTAACATCTTCTATTCTGGTATTATTTCCCATTGTTACAAGTGTAGTATCAGTTGTTACGTTTAATCTTTGAATATTAACAGTTTGTGTACTTAATCCACGCAAAGAAGAATAATCAGGAAGAGTTATTCCAGATGATAAATTATATGTTCCTGGAAGCACATAAACAGTTTGTCCAGTAGCTCCAGATGTACTAACAGCGTTTATTGCGGCATTAATTGTTTTATATGGTAACCCACCAATAGAAGCAGTAGAATCATTTCCATAAATATTATCAACTAATGCTACACTTCCCCATTGAGTTCCAGCAATACCAGTTGCTCCTTGTGCTCCCGTAGCTCCTTGTGCTCCTGTAGCTCCTGTATTACCTTGAGAACCTATGTTTCCTTGAGCACCTGTAGAACCAATTGTAGAAATTGATGTATAAATATTACCACCAGTAGCTCCACCACTTGTATTTGTAACAACAGCACCTAAATATTGTCCAGATGATGATATTGATAGACAAGACCATGAGGCAGAAGGAAGATTAGTAGTAACCCATGTATTTCCAAAATCTCTCGATATATATATTAATCCGCCATTTATAGAAGCAACTTGATATTGACCTGTTGCTGATACGCTTACAAATGACCAGTTAGAACTAGGAGCATTTGTATTTGCTGTCCATGTAACCCCAAAATTATTTGATGTCCAAATTGAACCTACTGCTGTAATTGTTTGATATTGTCCAGATGAAGACATTGACACAGAAGTTAAAGATTGAGTAGCAGATGTACTAGTCCATGTAACCCCATAATTATTTGATACCGCAAAACGAACAGTGGTTTGACATAAGGTCATATATTGACCAGAAGATGATATAGCTGTTGAGTTAACACCAATTCCACTAGAATATACAGAAGACCATGTTGCACCATAATTACTTGATAATAATCCCGCACCAGAAGCACTACCCCCAAATTGATATTGACCTGATGATGAAAGAGAGATTGATAGCCAATTTGCACTAAACGATGCATTAGTCCATGTAACACCAAAATTGTTTGATGTATATGTTAAACCTACTTGTGATCCAGCAGTTTGGTATTGTCCTGAAGAAGATACTGATACAGTATTCCAATTAGAAATAGGAACACTAATAACTTGTGTCCAAGTTACTCCATAATTATTTGATGTATATATACTATCATTATTGTTATTAAATATTCGTGCTACTGCTGTTTGATATTGTCCTGATGAAGATAATGATATTGCTCTCCATTGTTTAATTCCTTGAGATGTATTTTCAGTTGAATTATTACCTAAATCAGTTATTGTTATTACCCCATAATCTGAAAATATAGCTAATTGATTTGTATCAAATACACCAGTAGCACCTGTAACTCCTTGTGCTCCTGTAACTCCTTGTGCTCCTGTAATACCTTGAGATCCTGTAACTCCTTGTGCTCCTGTAATACCTTGAGACCCTGTGTTTCCCTGTGCTCCTGTATCTCCTTGAGCACCTGTAATACCTTGAGACCCAGTGTTTCCCTGTGCTCCTGTATCTCCTTGAGCACCTGTAATACCTTGAGACCCTGTTTCACCTTGAGACCCAGTGTTTCCCTGTGCTCCTGTATTTCCTTGTGCTCCTGTTTCACCCTGAGACCCAGTGTTTCCCTGTGCTCCTGTATCTCCTTGAGCACCTGTAATACCTTGAGACCCTGTGTTTCCCTGTGCTCCTGTATCTCCTTGAGCACCTGTAATACCTTGAGCACCTGTAATACCTTGAGCACCTGTTTCACCCTGAGACCCAGTGTTTCCCTGTGCTCCTGTATTTCCTTGTGCTCCTGTATCTCCTTGAGCACCTGTATCTCCTTGTGCTCCTGTATCTCCTTGTGCTCCTGTATCTCCTTGTGCTCCTGTTTCACCCTGAGACCCAGTGTTTCCCTGTGCTCCTGTAATTCCTTGAGCACCTGTATCTCCTTGTGCTCCTGTATCTCCTTGTGCTCCTGTTTCACCCTGAGACCCAGTGTTTCCCTGTGCTCCTGTATCTCCTTGAGACCCAGTGTTTCCCTGTGCTCCTGTTTCACCCTGAGACCCAGTGTTTCCCTGTGCTCCTGTATCTCCTTGAGACCCAGTGTTTCCCTGTGCTCCTGTGTTTCCCTGTGCTCCTGTATCTCCTTGAGACCCAGTGTTTCCCTGTGCTCCTGTATCTCCTTGAGCACCTGTAATACCTTGAGACCCAGTGTTTCCTTGTGCTCCTGTATTTCCTTGAGCTCCTGTATCTCCTTGAGCTCCTGTATCTCCTTGAGCACCTGTTTCACCCTGAGACCCAGTGTTTCCCTGTGCTCCTGTGTTTCCCTGTGCTCCTGTATCTCCTTGAGACCCAGTGTTTCCCTGTGCTCCTGTATCTCCTTGTGCTCCTG